TTTTTAGGTTGGGATTACCTAGATAAATGTTGTCTGACATAATAACCTCCTACATCATTTCATACTTTCCAAACTTTAAGTCATGCTCTCTAGTCTTTATAGTCATATCTATAATTTTTTCTAAATTCTTGACTTTCTTCTTAAGTTCTTTATTCTCTTCCTCCGACTTGGAGGAGTGGTTCTCCTTGATCATAATTGGAAACTTGGTAATTCCAGAGTTTTGCTCCAGGATATACTTTAACTACCTCATCCTGAATTTCTCTGCGAGTTGGTTTTCTGATTGAAGGGAAAAACATTTTTATCATGTAGTTTTTGCCTCTCCAAGACAGATAGACATCCATAACATTTCCTATTCTAGTTCTTAATCTAGTAGCCTCATGAAAGGAAATCATTATGTTTAGACATCATTACTCTAATATTTATTAGTTTTATGTTTGCAATGCTGTGAATATGACTTTAAAGGTAGTGGAACTACTAGATGCTGGATATCCCAATAATCTTAAAGCACCACTATTAATATCTGTAGAGAAGGTTGCTATACCTGTTGGTTGATTTAAAGTTCCAAATTCATTCATATATGTATTAGTTCCATCATGAATAACATTTATAGTAGTCATATTATAATTAGAACCCTGAACTGCCTGTATTTGATAACTAGCAGATCTATAAGTAGACGCACTAATAGACATAACAGTTGCTTCACTAGTAGATGTAGTAGTCAATACACCAGACTGAATATCACCAGCAATTAATTCTAGGTTAGTAGCTGATACTGGTTCAAAGGTAAAATCTCCCTCTGTTGCATTGTATCTTAAAAATCTACCATCCCCTAGATTAGAATCATCTACATCATCTAATCCAGTAAGAGTGCTACTTCCTAATGAGGTGCTTGCTATACCAACCCACTTTGAGGTAGCAGATTGATATATTAATAAGTCATTGTTCTGACTATCAAAACTTACATCATCAAGATCTTTGATGAATCCTGCACCACCTCCACCAATGGTGTATAACTGCTGCTCAACTCTATTAACAAATAATCTATAGTTTGCTGCTAAGTCTTGTAGAGTAGCAAACTTTTGATCTGTAGCAGTAAGAGGATCATTACCTTGCTTCTCTTTAGGATCAGGTCCTATAGGTCTTGCTGGATTTACATCACCATACTTAGCAGTCCATTCATTTAATTCTACTTGTTGTCCCTTTATATCCTCTACAATCTTATAAAGGTCTGCAATATTAACAGTATGAGTTTCTGCTTTCTCACTTAATTTCTTAATGTCCTTATCATAGTATTTTACTTCTGGTAGATTAGCAACTTCTTCTTTTAATCCATTAAAGTAATTTCTAATTTCTTTATTAGAATCACGATACTTACTATTAGACTCATCTATCTTCTTCTCAATATTCTGCTTTGCTTCATTCAGTTTGCTTAATACACTCTTCTTTAATTTTCTATCATCATCCTTAAACTGGTTTCTGTGCTCATATATCTTAAGAGCAGTTTCCTTTAATTCCTCATATATCTTATCCTTAGTTTCTTGTAGATATTCCTTTACTTCTTTAATTTCAACTTTCTTTTCAAAATCCTTAAGTTCTAAGTTTTCAGTAAGATTCTCTATATCCTGATTGAAGGTATCCTTAAGAGTATGTAAGTTATCATTAACTTTTTCAAAGTCATCATCAATTACACCAAAGGTCTTACCAATCCAAGAAAAATCTGGTACTTGATTAACCTCATTAACCCACTTAGGGAACTTAGGAATATCTGCTCTAACACCCTCTATATTTTCTTTTAGTTCTTCTATTTGATCTTCATAATATCTTACTTCAGGAACTTCTGGGATACTTTCCTTTACCTGTTCTATATGAGTAAGAAGTTCTTGTAGTTCATTATCATAGGATTTTATCTCAGGTATCTCAGGAATACTCTCTTTAACATCATTAACTAAACGTAGTAACTCAGGCCAAGGTGGAACTATATCTTTTACTTCAGCAAATGTTTCCCCATTAGCATCTTCTAATGTTTGTACTCCTTCCTCTATCTCTTCTTCTTTCTCTATATAACCTTCTACTGATGGTAAATCCTCTTCTTCTAATAAATCAGCAACTGACGGAAGTTCTTCCAAACTCTCTGCAAAGTCGTCAATCGATGGCAAATTTTTATAGTCGTCAGACATGTTATGAGTATCTTAGTACTTTGGGATTTCTCTCCCTATGTTTTATTTATTATCTTCAAGATTAACAGACTTAAGCATCTTTGCTAACTCTGCTGTAGAACCAACAAAAAGAGAATTATTAACTGTGCTAGGTCCCTTAGAAACTTTCTCTTCTTCAACGTCTTTCAACTTCTTCTGTAAGTCCATTAACTTATCAGTTGCATCAGAAACACTCTTAATTAATTGACCAGCAACTTCATATGCTCTAGGCATCTCACTATCTTGAGCTAATTCAAGAATACCATCAATTGCTTCTTGCCCTTTCTCTATAATGCTGTAAAGATTACCCCTTGTATATTCATAATCTCTTTCAATATCACTTCTCTCATGTTTCTCAGGTTTAGTTATTCCTACCTCAGTGGGTTCAGTTGATACTACATCTCCAGAAACATTGAATGTACTGTTCAATTCATCAAAGTTTTTAGTCATTAGATAGTTCCATCAAATCCAAAATCATCTCCAAATTCTATTGCAGCATTATCTGATGCACCTATAACTTTAACTTCTGCTCCTAGAACATGGTCTGCAGCAGTAGTATTATCTTGTGCTCGTTTAACAGTCAATGTGGTTCCAGAGATAGAGTCAACATACATTTCCTCTTGATCTATGTATATGTAATCATTTGCAGAAATGCTACCAACACTATCTACATTAATAATTGCAATACTATCATCTATATTTTCACTTAGATTTGTAGCAACTGTATCTCCATAACTCTTAGTTGCTCTAGGTACAACACTGTAGGT